CTTGGCTTACATATATTAAATAGAGCCAAAGGAATAATAAAAGAAAACAAAGTGGAACAAAATAAATTATTTTGAAATGAAGATATTAACAATCGTATGGTCAATACTTATAGTTGCTTGTATATTAGAAGCAATATTTTGTACGAAATTTGTTGACGATGATACAGAGATATAAAATAAACAAAGAGCAGAAAGAAAGGATTTGGAAGTGGCTACAAACTAACAATGTAGCAAACAGAGGACATTTTGACGGAACAAAAGAAAATCAGTTGTTAGGTCTTGTCGGTGAGTTTGAAGTTCACAAATATTTGTTAGGCAGTTACCCAAAATTCAAAAAAGGATTTGACAACGGAATAGATGTTGTTTACAAAGGACTTACAATAGATGTCAAAACAATGGGCAGGAATGTAGACGCAAAGATGAAATACGTAAACAATTTTTTATCTTGTCAATTAAAATATGATTGTGACGTTTTGATTTTTGTTTCTATAAACAAGCAAGAAAATACTTTTCAGATTTGCGGTTGGATAGAAAAAAAGAACCTGCATAGAAAATCTATATTCTACGAAAAAGGTGAAAGAAGATACAGAGATGACGGAACTTATTTTGAGCTTGAATCAGACACTTATGAGATTTACAACTACAATTTAATTGATATGAAATATTTAGATGAAATCAATAAGCAAACTTAAAAAAGAGTTAGACAAATGGTTCAGTTTGTTTATTAGGTTGAGGTTCGCTACAAAAGAAGGTGCAGCTCAATGTTTCACTTGCGGTAAGGTTGCACACTACAAAAAATTACAATGCGGACACTTTCAAAGCAGGCGACACCACGCAACGAGGTGGAACGAATCTAATTGTCAAGTACAATGTGTTAAATGTAATATGTATGAACAGGGTGAACAGTTTAAGTTTGGATTGAAATTAGACGGTAAGTTCGGTGAAGGAACTGCACAACAATTAGAATTTCTTTCTAAACAAATTACAAAAGTAAGTCGTAGTGATTATGAAGAAAAGATAAGTTATTACAAAGAGCTTGTTAATAAGTTAAAAAAGGAAAAAGGAATAGAATAAAATTATTGCTAAATTTGGCGAATGATAAAAGCAATAGGTATCAATAGAGAACACGAAAATATTTTAGATACTTATATTCTGACAGTTTGCGAAAGTGTAAAAGATGTTACAACAGAAACTAAATACAATAATTTTTTAGATGTGGTTGAAATAATAGTTAAGTATCATAACGAATACGGAGATAAAAAGTTAGGTGCTTATTCAGATTTTATGTCAATTATACCTACTAACTTAACGTCTTGTTTCAGAGGATTTTTGGCAGGTGTAGAAAACAACAAGAATAGGTCAGCTTGTAGGGTTTATAAAACTTTACTAACTGAATTAAGTTACAAGATTATTGAAGACTTGGAAAAATTAAAGATTGAAAAAGATTGATAAAATATACAAACTAATTGCAGACAACAGAAGTAGGTTTGTTGCAGTAGCTTCACGCTATACTGACGACAAAAATGTAATTGACGAAGTGGTGCAAGAGCAGATGTTATATTTTATGGAAATGAACAAACAAACCCTTACCGACATATACGACAAAGACGGATTAGAAGGATTAGTAAAGTACGGTGCAGTTGCTATACACCGAGCAATAACAAGTAGCAGAAGTACATATTACTATAAGTACAGGAAATACTATACAAAGATTGATGGAAATATTAATAACTTATATGAATGGCGAATACGAAAAGACATATCACAAATACCTGATGTTATTGACGAAAGCATCTACAAGAAATTAGCAATAGAAAAGATTGAACGAGAATTAAAAAAGATGTATTGGTACGACAAGAAAGTGTTTGAAGTATATTACAACGAAGGACACACGCTTGACAGTTTAGCGAAGAAAACAGGAATAAGCAGGAATTCTTTGTTCAGCACAATAAAGAAAGTAAGAACAAAACTTAAAGAAATATTAGATAGTGAAATATTTTGTGAGTAATGAAATAAGAAAGCAACGACTTGATGTTTGTAAGAAGTGTTTGCACTACTTTAAGTTAACAGGAACTTGCAAGAAATGCGGCTGCTTTATGCGAGTAAAGACAACTTTAAGTTTTACAGAATGTCCGATAGGCAAATGGAAAAGCACAAAAGAAATAGAACAACCAAAAGAAATACCTGAACACTTAATAAAAGAAGTATTAGAAATGATGCCAGATTTAGAAAGAGGTCAAGCGAAAGACCACGAAACAAAAGCAAAACTGATTGAACTATACAATACAATATACGGAACGAATTACAAAGTAACAACTAATTGTAACAGTTGTCTTAATTCAGTTTGGAAAGGAATTACTGCAATATATAACAAAAATAAAAACGCATTATGAAATACACAACTATTAAATCTGTATTAAGAAATCATATCAAAAACGGTGTAAAGTCTTTATGGACTTGGAAAGACAATAACTTTACCTGCATATACAAGAACTACGCAGGAACGGATAAAATCTATACACCTGAAAACCTATTAAAAAAATTAGAAGATGAGGTACAAGTGTGATATTTGCGGTAACGAAATAGAACTAAATAAATACACATTAGTTTTTAGAAACAACAAGCTACAAAATAAAGACGCATATTGTTGCGAACAAGAAATGAAATGCATTACAGAAAACGAAGGTATGCCGACAATAATAAGAAACGAATACACACAAGAAGATAGAATAATACAACACAAAGCGAATCAGAAAGAAAGACGATTAAAGAAAGACGGTTACGATAAACACAATCCTAACGATAAGCCGCCAAAAAGAAGGATAAAATGATAAGAAGCGAAAGACAAAATAAATATTACTTTAAGTGCATAGTTTTACCTATTGCTCATCATTGTGGGTATCATAAGTTTGAAATGCACGAAATACTGAAACACAAATTTATTTCAGACAACAGTAAAGAGTTAGACAAAAAAGAGTTTAACGAATATTGTGAACAAATAAGAATATGGGCTTTTTCAGAATTAGGTGTAAATTTACCTTTGCCAAATGAATGTTAACTTAATCTATTATATATTATGAAAATCAACAAATTACAACCAAACGAAAGCAATCCACGAATAATCAAAAGTGAAAAGTTTAAAAAGTTAGTGCAAAGCATTAAAGACTTTCCGCAAATGTTAGATCTACGACCTATTGTTATAGACGAAGACAATGTTATACTTGGCGGAAATATGCGTTACAGAGCTTGTGTAGAAGCAGGACTAAAAGAAGTACCTGTTAAAATTGCAAAAGGATTAACAGAAGAACAAAAGCAAGAATTCATAGTTAAAGACAATGTAGGATTCGGTGAATGGGATTGGGCGATTCTTGGCAACGAATGGAACAATATTAAGTTAGGTGAATGGGGATTAGATGTATGGCAGCCAGAAAAAGAAGTTGATTATTCTGTATTAGATGATTTGAATTTTGAAGAAGAATTAGAAGATAAAATGACTTCATCAAAAAGGGCAATACAAATAGAATTTAATAAAGACGATTATGAAGAAGCTTACAACCTATTGTCAAATTTTAGAAATAAAGGAATTGATGTAGGCAGTATGGTATTAGAAAAATTAAGATATGAAAATGAAAAGTAAATTATTAGAACACGATGGAATTAAATTTTATGCAAGAGAAGGAACAAGCGATGAGAAAACTTTTAACGAAGTAATTGTAAATAAAACCTATCAAAGAAAATATTTTGACATTAAAGAAAATGAAAGGTGGTTAGATTTAGGCGGTAATGTTGGTGCGTTTGCATTGACAGTATTATCAAAAGGTGCGAAAGTTGAAATATATGAGCCTGACCCTTTTAGTTGTAGAATGATTGAAAAGAACTTAAAGGTAAATAATTTTGACGCTAACATAATACAGAAGGCAGTTGTAGGAAACAACAAAAAGCAAATGACAATGTTTGTAGGTAACAATATGCAAGTATGGAGAAATAGTTTATATAAAAATTGGGGAAATGAAAAGTTCAGCGTAGATTGTATTCATTTTTCAGAAGTAATAAAGAACGCAAATGATTGCTGCAAAATAGACATAGAAGGTGCGGAAATGGAAATACTTGAAAATATGAATATATTTCCTAAAAAATTGGTATTTGAATGGAGTTTTGATGTTGATAAAAACCTTAACAGGTATAGGCGTGTTGTAGAAATAATGAAAGCAAATTATGAAAATGTAAAATCTCCATCATATTCACAAGATTATGTAGAATGGCAAAGTTCTTGGTTTCCGCCTTGTGCGAATGTATTTAATTATTAAATTATGAAAACAATAAAACTTAAAAAAATAGAACACAATGTAAAGGTAGGCGACAAATGTCCTTACTACGAACCGAATGTAAAAGAAAATTGTTTATTAGAAGTTGAAGGTGAAATTATCGGTTTTTACATTAAAGATGTTACTGAATATAGTGAAAAATTATCTAAACTTTTAGGAGTTGCAAATAAAGAATTTAGAAGTGATAATGTTCCTAAAAGTAATATGGACAGAAAAAAGCCGTTAGGGTTAAAAAATGGCAAAATGGATTATCTTGTAGTAACACAATATTCTACTATAATTGGTTCTACTGCACCTAAACCGCACATGTCAAGGCCTTACCCTAATATATCTTCTGTTCATAGAGATAAAAAAGCACAAATTTTTATTAAAGCAATGTTAGGTTGTTGTTTGGAAGCCGAAAAAATTATTAAAGAATTAACACCACACCTGCACAAAAGACAAACAGAACTTTTTGAAGATGTTAAGAAAAAGTGGAGATTTGGCAATTTATTTACAAGCAGTATATCAAACTATAATATATCAGCACCTTTTCATAGAGATGCTGGGAACATAGAAGGAACAGTAAACATAATATTAACAAAAAGAAATAATGCTAATGGGGGTTGCTTAAATGTACCTGACTATAACGCTACATTTGAACAAGCAGATAATTCAATGTTAGTTTATCCTGCTTGGCGAAATATACACGGAGTTACACCGATTAAGCAAATAAGCGATAATGGTTATAGAAACAGTTTAATATTCTATCCGTTAAAAGCATTCAAAGGTATATAAAAAAAACCGACACATTGTATCGGTTCTTTTAAGACTTACCAAGAATTAGACTATCTTTTTTGACCAAGTCAATTATTGATAGGCAAATATAAAAAAAATATTTTAATTATGGACGAAAATAGACACATAAAAAAGGAAGCAGTATTAGACGCATTAGAAAAGTCATTAGGCGTAGTGACAACTGCAGTAAAGTCAGTAGGAGTAGCAAGAAGCACTTATTACAAATGGTTAAAAGAAGATGAGGACTTTGCAAAGAAAGTCAAAGACATTGAGAATATTGCGTTAGATTTTGCAGAAAGTCAATTACATTCTCAAATGAGTGACGGCAATACTTCAGCTACAATCTTCTACTTAAAGACAAAAGGAAAGAAAAGAGGTTACATAGAAAAATCAGAATTAGATATAACAAGCGGTGAAGAACCTATAAAAATAAATGTCAACATTGACGGAGTTGAATATTGATACTAAATTTACAACCACACAATCACAGGCAATAAGGTACTTATTTGATAAGACTACAACAGAAGTTTTATTCGGTGGTGCTGCAGGTGGCGGAAAGTCGTGGGTTGGTTGTGCTTGGTTAATATTAGTTTGCTTAAAATATCCAAAGACAAGATACTTAATGGGTAGATCTAAATTAGATAGTTTAAAGAAGACCACATTAAACACATTCTTTGAGGTATGCGAAAAGTGGAATGTTAAAGCAGGGAAACACTACAACTTTAATGCAGGTACAAATATAATTTCATTCTTTAACGGAAGTCAAATAATACTCAAAGATTTATTCTTATACCCTTCTGATAGAAACTTTGACAGTTTAGGATCATTAGAAATAACAGGTGCGTTTATAGATGAAGCAAATCAGATAACAGAAAAGGCGAAGAACATTGTAGCGAGTAGATTAAGGTATAGGTTAGACGAATTCAACATAATACCTAAAATGATTATGACTTGCAATCCGTCAAAGAATTGGACTTACACACAGTATTACAGACCTGCAAAAGACGGTACTATAAAACCACACAAGAAATTCATACAAAGTTTAGTTGATGA